TAAGATGGGCTTTATGAACAAAGGTGGCATGGCTCACGAAGATGTAAAAATGGACAAGGGCATGATGCAAAAGGCCGTGAACAAACACGAAGGCCGTTTGCATAAAGGCCAGCCAATGACTAAGCTTGCCAAAGGTGGATTTACACGTTCGGCTGACGGTATTGCTAAACAAGGCAAAACTAAAGCCACCCAAATTAAGATGAACAAAGGCGGCATGGCCTGCTAAGGAGCTAAAAATGGCAACCAAAAAACCAATGAAGTTTAAACGCTATGACGAAGGTGGCAGCGTTGATGATTCTGACGCCAAAAGGCGTGGTTTAGAAATCTCCAACAAAGAAGCGCCAGTAGGTTTTTTTGAGCGTCTTCGTATGGGCAACATTGACCAGCCCGGTACAGAGGCGTACAACCGCTTCGGCGCTGGCCGTGCATATGCCAAAACCATGGAAGATGAGGGCGAGGCTATGCGTGCCGCACAACGCGCTCCTTCTGCCCCGGCTGCGCCAGCTGCATCTGCCCGTCCTTTGTCTGACGATATGTATTCAGACTATGGCCCTAGTGAAGGCCGCAGCTCTGGCGAAACAGTTAAGCCAACACGTCCAGCAGCAAGCAAGCCGACAGTGCCAGCGTCTAAGCCAGCGTCTAAGCCTGCCGCTCCCAAATTAACGCCTGAATCTTTCTCAGTGCCTAGATTGATCGACCGCACCAAACCTGTTGGCACAGGCAATCAGCGCGGCCCAACTGCCGAAGAGTTGGCTGACTATGCTGCTAAGAAAAGTCAGAAGCCATCTGCCGCCAGCAAGATGGATGTTTCTGGAATGAAAGACAAAGCCAAAGCAGCGTTGGAAGAAGATCCAACCGCTTTGATTGGCGGCGCTGGAGCAGCTGCTGCCGCTTTGTTGGCAAGAAACAAGTTTGGCAGAATGGCTAAAGGTGCAAAAGAAGCCGCAGAAAAAGCTTCTCCATACCTTAAAGAAATTGGCACTAATGCTTCTAAAAAGCTTCTTCAAGGACCTCGCAAGTTGCTGGAAGGTCCTCGTAAAGCTACCAAAACATCAGATGTAACGGATGTAGTTCCTAAATCTACGTCATATCGCAGTTTGACTGGTAAGGCTAGAGAAGATGCAAGAGCTAACGAGGCCCGCGATAAATTGATGAAGTCTGACTTTGTTAAAAAGCCCAAGAAGTCATTGGATGAGTCAGATACTAGCGGTGGCGCAATTGGCTACAAACGTGGCGGCAAAATTATGAAGTACGCCTCTGGCGGCATGGTTGGTTCTGCGTCTAAACGTGCTGATGGTATTGCCACTAAAGGCAAAACCCGTTGCAAGATTTGCTAAGGACTTGGTATGAAGAAATATGCTGAAGGCGGTATTTATACCGCCGAAATGGGGAAACCTCCAATGAACCCAGAGAGTGCGCCGCCTTCTAAGAAGGCTGCGCCAAAGCCGCAAGCGCCTAAAAAGTCTGCGCCACCAAAAGACACAGTGTTTCGTGAAGGTATGCCTGTGCCACAAGATATTGATGGCAGATCTGTTAAGAAAATGGCTAAAGGCGGTTCAGCTTCTAGTCGTGCTGATGGTTGCGCC